TTTTGTGGATACAACAAATGATAAAATTTATGTTAGATCAGTTTCAGGTACATTTCAGGCAGAAGTTGTTAATTTTTCAGGGTTTACAAGACTGACCGTTGGTGCTGGTGAAGTTGCAAATTTTGCAATTGGTGAAACTGTAACAGGTGGAACTTCTAGTGCAACTGGTGTTGTTTATCTGAAAGATGCTGTAAATAATTATATTTTTCTTAAATCTGTTAGTGGAACATTTCAAGCAGAAGCATTAAGTGGTTCTTTTGGTGCATCTGGAACAGCAAGCGCATTTACAACAACTGTTGGAACAGCAAGTGCATTTGCAACTTCATCTGCAGCAACATATGATGGATCTAACACATTTGAAGGACAAATTACTGCAGATTACGGTGTAACTAGTCTTGCAAGTGATGAAATAGCAATTATTGTTCTTGTTGATGATGTGTATACTGAATCACATTTAGTTTCAACTGATACAACAGCAATTGCATCCGGAAATGTTTCAAAATATATTGATAATTGGTTAGAAAATGAATCACTATGGATTCGATCTGTTTCTGCGACTTCTGGAACTGTAGATATAACTGATTTTGATGGATATTTTCAAGCAACTGCATTGACAAACGGTGCATCTACACAACCAGATTTAACAGCTTGCCAAAATGCATATGATAAAATATTTTCTGATAAAAGAAACGACATTTACCTTGTGACTGATTTGCATGATTTTGCTAGTTATTCAGAAGCTAATTATAATACCCTTCTTGCATATATTCAAGGAAAGGCTGATTCAACTAAAGAACATTATATTGTTTCTGTTCTTCCTAAAACTGCAATTGATGAAGATAATTTTGATATAACTGATATTGATACAAGTGTTGTTGGAATCAATTCTAAATATGTTTCTGTTTATGATAATTGGAAACAAATATGGGATAAATACAATAGAAAGAAAATATATATTCCTTTAAGTGGAGATGTTTCTGGGTTGATGATTGAAACATTTAATAATTATGGTGATTTCAAAGCTCCTTTTGGAAACATTCGTGGTGCTCTTAGGAACACAAGTGTTCTCTATCACAATCTTACACAAGGTGATGGAAGTCAAGTTTCTAGTTTATATCAAAATGGCATTAATAATATTATCTATAAAGATGGTGTTGGAAATGTTGTATGGGGAAACAAAACAAGATACAACGCAGCAAGCGATCTAGTTCAAATTCAAGCCGTTCATGTTTTGACAAGAGATTTAAAAACACTATCTAAAACATTAGATAATTATATTTCTGAAACACCAGAGGAAGCAACTTTCAGATTAATTAGAAATGCTTGTGATGCTGGATATCTTGCAAAAAGAAGTGAAGAAGGCGCTTATAACAAAATTGATGGTGATGCTGGATATTTGTTCATATGTGATAGTACAAACAATAATGGTATTACAGCAAAAAATAAAGAAATAATTTGTGATTTCTATATTAAACCAGCACTTGCAGCTGAATATATTAGATTGACAGCAATTGTGACTGCATCAGGTGTCAGTTTTAGTGATATTGTTGGTTAAAAATAATGGGTGGTTGAAACATATCACCCAAATTTATAAATATATTTAGTAATAATTAATATGGAGATATAAAATGTCAGTTCAAGAAATGATAACAAAAGCTGGATCTCTTCTGAGACCAAACAGATTTAAATGTAGAATCAATTTTCCATTGGTTCTTGGTGTAGATGAAGCAGCATCGCAAAGTGAGTTGTGGTGTGAAGTTGCAACAATTCCAAGTGTAGAAACAGGAGTGATTGAAATTGACGTAGAAGGTGGATACACAATTAAGATAGCTGGTGATCCTGTTTTTCCAGAATTTTCATGCACTTTTCTTTCAAGTTCAGATCAAAAAATATATAGAGCTATGCGAGCATGGGAAGAAGTTATGACAAGCGCTATTTCAGGAACAAGAGCTAATGATTTAGCTTATTTTGGAAACATTGAAATAGATCAACTTGATGGAATTGGAAATGTTATGCAAACAACAAAATTAGTTGGTGCATGGCCTTCAACCGTTGGAGAAATTTCATTATCAAAAGAAACTAAAGATGAAATTACTAGATTTGATGTATCTTTTCAGTATCAGTATCCATTGACTGAGTTAGTTTAAAATTTCATTTAATAATTTTCTTCTTCTTTTATTTAATAATTCAATTTCATTATCAAAAATTTCATTTATATCAATATCTCCGACTAAATGTTCTTGTATCATCTTAATTCTCCTGTTATTGATCTGATTTAAAATTTAACCCAACCTTTTATCCATTCTTTTTTAAATTCAAAAATTCTATTTTCAGATTCTTCAAGACACCATTTTTGAAAATCAATGATCAATTCTTCTTTATTGATATTTTTCTTTTTAAATTTTCCTACACAACAATCAGAAACATCCATATCAAAATGAAAAACAAAATAATAATCGTCTGATTCACCTAGAAACATAACATCATCTTGAAACATTCTTAAATCTGTATGGAAAAATGAAAATCTTTCAACATTCTTTTTTAAATATTGATGTAATGAATTTTTGGTATTAAATTCTAAATCTTTCCAAGATTCATCAATATTTACATGTAGTGTTAAAATTTCTTCCTCTTCCATTGGATCATATACTTTCGACCCAACTAAATTGTATCTGTCAATAACAAATGCCTTTAGTGGTTCCACATAATTTATAAAACCATTAAGGAATGTGTGTGCAATATATTCATAATAGTCACCATCTTTTAAAATTTCACAATTTGCTATATCTGGATAGTCTATTGTATCTTTGAAATATTTTTCTATAAAATTCATCTAATTCTCCTTTAATTTTATCCAATAACTTACAATACTATTATCACATAAAAATAATCAAATGTCAAGAAAAAATAAATAAAATTATAAAAATTATAAAAAACGGTATAAACAATGAATTACTTTTCAGATTTCTTTGAAAAAACAACAACCACAAATGGTCACGAAATAATAAATCTAACAAGATCAATTAATGTGTCTAATTTTATTAACGATGATGTTGTTGTTGATTATGATGTAAAAGACGGTGAAACACCCGAAATACTATCAAATATATTATATGGATCAACTGATTATTGGTGGATATTTTTTCTTGTTAATGATTTTGTTGATCCATTTTATGATTGGGCATTATCTAACAAAGAATTAAAAGATTATTATTCATATCTGATTGCAAAAGGTGAATTAGTTGATTCAACAGCAAATTGGAATATTCTTGTTTCTGAAAACAATGCAAAAAGATCAATCAAGGTTATTTCGCAGGAATATTCTGATGAATTCATATTTAACGTTCAGAAGTTAATCAAAAACATAGTCTAAGAGTTCCATATCATCGATTTGAACAACAAAAACAGTTTTTTAATAATGAGCTATAGGTTCATTATAATCATTCGTATTTATAATATATCTTTTAAAGTTTGTTCCATATAAAACAGAGTTATAATGATAGAAATATATACTTAAATCTGAAAATATTATAGAGTTAGTAAATATACAAAAATTTCTCATATATTTGAATTTACAATTATGTTCATATATCTTATTTAATTTCATTTGTAATCCTTATAGTTTTCTAATGGTGAACTTTCTTCTCTATACATTCCAAACTGTAAATACCATTTGTAACCACCAAATGAAATATAAATATTAGTTGTAATACATAGATATATTTTAAATTCAATTATTAAGTTGTTTTGATAATAAATTTTATGATATTTTTTATCAAATCGCTTATTCAGTTTCATTATAATTATCTCCTCTTTCAATATTAAATAAAAAACTATATGACTTCCAGCAATTGTAAAAAATGCAACAATTATAATCAGTAAGATTCAACCATATATCTGATATCAGTAAAGAAATATTTGGATTTTCAATGTAGCAATCAAATGATTTTGAAACATATATTTTTTTATATTTGTTCCATTCTTGATTTTCAAAACATTTATTCAATTTCATATAATTATCCAATAATAATCAATACTATATAAGTATACATTAAAAAACTATTTAAGTCAAACATTTTTTTATAAATAAATATTATTATTAGAGGAATACAAAAATGACACTATTACAAAGAAATCTTGAATACATAAAGTCAATTGTTGGTGAAGCTGATATAACATATGCAGACAAGACAGGTAAATTGATACTTCAAACACTAGCAATTGCTGGTGGTGGTAAATTAATATCTGCTACTGGTAAAGCAATTACATCATTATTTAAAAAAGAAAATGATAGTGCTGATTTTATCGTTTCTAATTTGAATGAAAATGAAAAAAATTCTAAGAAATTAAAACCTAAAAAAGTATCTAAATCAACACATTTTAATGATATAAAAAAGAATTTTGACAAATATGGATTTAATTTCCTGAATAGATGGGCAATCGATTTTGGAACTAATACAGCAATTTCTACATCTGATTGGTCTGAATCTTTAAAAATGTTGAAATTTTTAACTAATGAAGTTTCACTTCCAAGTATAGAAATTGAAACAACAAATAATCCACTATTTCATTCAAAAAATCCTGATATTTCAAATGTTATTCCTGGTGATTTTACTATTAGTGTATGGATAGATTCAGACATGATAGTTTACAATGGAATTTTATCTGTTATAAATGAAATGAAAGATTTTGATACTGGCAGATATGGATATAGAAAAAATTATGAATTTCCAAAAATAAGAGTTTTTATAGCAAATAGTTTAAACGATGATGATTTTGGAAAAATCATCACATTTGAAAATTGCATAATTTCATCTGTTAGTGATATAACTGTAGGAAATATAGCTTCATCTGTAAAAAATATAACATTAACATTTCAGTATGATAGAGTTAAATATGGTTTAAATAAAAAACAAACTACAAATCAAGATGCTTTAGCAACAAATCAAAATGTTTTAGTTTAATAAATATACTTAGAAACATTTATTAGGAGGTACATAAACATGTCTAAAAAAGATTTATTATCATTAATTCCAGAATCAAATCATCTAATCACCTTACCATTGTCAAAAATGGAAATTAAAGTTACACCATTCAAACACGGATCAATGAAAAATTTATTATTGATTGTGAAAGATCTAGACAAAGTGAAAAAAGGTGGAACAAAGAAAATGTTATCAGCGTTAAACGATATTTTACAATCGTGTGTAAAAGAAAGTGTTACAGGCGATAGAGTAGATATTAGAAAATTACATATTGCAGATTATATTTACATGATGTTGTATATTAGAGAAATTAGCAAAGGTGAAGAAACTAGATTTATCTATAACTGTAGATCAAGGGAATGTAGTGGAAACAAAGAATTAGTTTTTAAATTGGATGATTGTGAATTGGTTAATGCAGAAAATAAAGACACTGAAAAAATTAAAATAGAATTTGATGAAGAAAATTTTGTTATTTTTCATATTAATTCTTTTACATTCAATGTATTGTTTCAAAATGCAGGAATGTTTGGAAGTGAGATTGAGACTGGTGATGAAACAACAAATTACTATGCATCATTCATCAATGCAATTGAAGATAAAGATGGTGAATTAAATGATAACCTATCTTTAGAATCAAAAAGAACATTTCTTCAACATTTAACAAACATTCAAATTAAAGCTCTAGTTGATCATGTTGAAAATCCACCAATGTTAGAATGGAAAAATATTTTTGATTGTGATGTGTGTGGAACAGAAAATCATGCTATCATGGACAATATCATGCATTTTTTCAGCATATCGTGATAGGCTCGGATACCATAGATGAATGGTACTCTATTACGGATATAACGTGTGAAATAACGGGTTGGAGTGTTAATGATGTTTGTCAATTAATTCCTTTTGAATTGATAATTTATTCATCAAAAGCAGTTGAAAGAAGAAAAAAAATTGAAGAACAAAATAAATGAAACTTAACAAATTAATTGAACAAAATAAAATTGTTTATAATAGATATTTTGTGTATGAATATATTGATGGTATTGTTAGATTGAAATATGATATATATTCTATTTGTTTATGGAGTTGTTCATGTATTTTCAAAAATGAACAACGGTTGCTAAGGTGGTTTGATCCTGATAATTATTCGTAATTGTCTGATTTTATGTAATTTATATATTTTATTGTGAGTGTCAACAATTTTATAAATAAATATAGAATAAAAAATAAACAAGGAGAAAATCATGATAATTTTAGAAAATAATATTTTAATTATTAAAACAGATATTGATGAGGCTCTTAAAAGAACAAGAATTGTTAGAAAGAGTAAAGAAGTTAGAATGTCTTCACATGAACAAAGAAAAAGGCGAATAGCACAAAAAAAAGCAGCAAGAAAAAGAAAAGCAAAAATGTCTTCAATTATTAGACTAAGAAAAAAGAGCATTAGCAAGAAAAGAAGTTGGAGATAAACTAAATGGTTGATAAAACAAATAAAGAATTAAATGATTTAGCGAAAATATTTTCAAAATTAGGCAAAGAATTAAAGAAAAATACTACAGCAAGCGATAAAGTTTTAGATATATCATCCGAACAGCTCAAAGTTTTAAAACAATTGACATCTGGAGATATTAAAAAACCAGTTGATGAATTCTTTGGAATTGGTTTTTTTGATCCTAAAAAAGGTTATCAAAAAATTCTAGAAGAAGATGATAAAAAAAGAAAAGAATTTCTTGAAGAACAAATGGAAAAAGAAGAAGAACTTGCAAAGCTAAAACAAGAAAATTCAAATGAAGAATTAGATTCAATGTTGAAAAGAGCAAAGATTAAAGAAAAAACGAATGAAGAAAATAGTAAACGAGCTGAAAAAGACTTCAAAGATGTGTGGACTGAATATGATAAAGATGAAGAGAAAAGAGCAAAGAAAGCAAAAACTTTAGGATACTTTAAAGAAGCAAAAGGTGAATTCTTAAAAACATGGGATTTTATAAAATTCCTTCCTGTCATCGGAACAATTGTTTCAACTGCAGAATCATTGTTTGAAGTTTTTAAAAATCTAGTTTTTCAACCTTTGAAAGGTTTTGTTAAAATCTTAATGGGTATTGGATCTTTTGTATTTGGTGGTAGAAAAACTAAAACAGCTAAAGAAGCTGAAAGAATGGAAGAGTCTGAATCAGAATCAGAAAAACAAAGTGATAATATGCAATCAACACTTGATGAAATCAGCAAGAACACAGAAAAAGAGAAAAAAATGAAAAAAGCTGGTGGAATCATGGGGTTTTTAGGAAAATTGTTTCCAAAGAATCTTTTTGGTGGATTGCTTGGAGGAATTGGTGCAGGTGCAATGACTGGAATTGGTGGAACACTGTTGAGAATGGTTGGTGGTGCAATGATCTTTGGTGGAATTGCTATGTTCATCAATGATTTTTTGAAAGGATTTAAGGAAGGTGGAATTTCTGGTGGTTTATCTCAAATGTTCTTAGGAAAATTAGATGGAACTATCATGAGTTCATTAAAAAATGCAGGTAAATATGCATTATTAGGTGCTGGAATTGGAAGTGTTGTTCCTGTTGTTGGTACTGTCGCTGGAGCTTTAATTGGTGGTGCTGTAGGGTTTTTATTAAATTTTGTAGGAAGTATGTTCAAAGATAAAGATAGTGCTGCTAGTAAACTATTAGCATGGTCCACAGAGAAAATTAATTCAGCTTGGAGTTACACAAAAGAAAAAGCTAGTGAATTTATAGATTGGGTTGGGGAAATTTTACCAAAAATGTTTGAAGGATTAAAAAATATTTTTTCTTCAATGATTGATAGAGTTAAATCTATTGCTAAAAAGTTGAATCCATTTGGTGATAGTGAAAAACCAACAACACAACCAAAAAAATCTGGTGGATTTCTATCTAGTGTAAAAAGTTTCTTTACAGGAAAGAAAGATATACCAAATGCAACATCACAATCAGAAATGAAAACAGTTGAAATTCAAACAAATCAAAAAGAAAAAACATCACAAATTCTCGAAAAAACAATTCAACAAAATACATTTTTTAAATCAGCAACCGAACATTTGAAAAACATAGAAGATTTTATGAAAAATGATATGATTGGAAGCATTAAAAACATCATGTCAGAAAGTATGAATGCTTTGTATAGGGGCATGATGCAAATGAACTATCAGCAAGGTGCATTTTCTGCATATCAAAATGGTGGAATTTCTGGTGTTGAAGGATACACACAAGAATACAGACAGTTTGCACAAGATTTTATGAAATTATCCAAAAATAAAGATTTTGTTCAACAATCTAGTGAAGCAAACAATATTGTTAGCAATTCTGGAAATACTATTGTTAATAATACTACAACTGGAATAAATGATTTTAAGTTGATTAATTTAGAGAATTGATATTCTATCAAGTTCATCATATCTAAAAACTAATTTAGTTAAATTGAAATTGATATTAATATTACTCCATAAACATAAGTATTTTGCATTACCATAACCTTTATAAAAATACAAACCATTTGATAAATGATTAAAATTAATTCCACAAAAATATCCAGACTCTTCAATCATTCTATTTAATTTCATTTATATTCCTCTGATTCTATTATATAATCTTTAAATATATTTAAATATGAATATTCAATTATTCTAAATTTACATAAAAAATCATTATTAAACCAAATAAATTTTTTATGATTTAAATGTAAATCTTTAATAAATAAATACAATCCATTTGATAGAAATTTTCTATATTCATCTGATTTTTCAATCATTCTATTTAATTTCATGTGTAATCCTATACTAACAATAAACATCACTATTATAATCTATTTTATAAATAAAGTCAAGTTATTTTTTTAACTTTTTAATTTTTGAATGGTGGTACAATGAGCAACGAATTTTATTTTGAAGCAATTAAAAAAAGCATAGTTTCATTTATGTTACAATTTGCAGATTTTACAATTACAAGAAAAAACAAGTCCGTAATAAATGTTCCTTGTGTGTATGGATCTAAAGGCAAGGCATATCAACAATACAATGATAATAGGAATGGTATTGGAATGGTATTTCCTGCGATGTCAGTTGTTAATACACAAATTGTTCCACTACCAGACAGACAAAAAAACACAATAACAAAAAACATTGTTCAAATATCACCAGATCATGTAGACATTTTAAAAACAATTGGAAATCCAACACCTGTTGCAATGCCAATTACTTTAACAATCAGAACAAGATATTTTTCTGATATGACAAGAATTCTAGAAAAAATTGTCCCTCAATTTCAACCAACAAAAGTTGTCAGAATCAATTTAATTCCTGAAATGAATCTAACAGTTGATATCCCAATTACTTTAACAGGAATTACAAAAAACACAGAAGATATACTGACAGAAGAAGCAACAAGTGTGAATCTATATGAATATGATTTAGAATTTGATCTTGTTTCATATATGTTTCCTCCAATTGTTGATAAATATGCAGCAACTAAAATTAGTTTATATACAGATTCTAGTCAATATAGCCTTGAAAACGACCTTGATGACACGATAACCAATTCTGTGATACAAAGTATTAGTGATTATCAAAGCGTTCTTATAAAGCAAATAGAAGTGTTAGAAGTTGATTATGATAGAACAGATATATTAGTTATTGAAGATATATCAACTGAATTAGCTGAATATGGAGAAACATTAAAAGTGATATCTAGTTCTGGAATAGAAGTTGATTATTGTTATGAGTATGATAATGGTGAATTATATTGTTCAGATGAATTAGTTCCAACTGGTTCTGGAATTGCAAAAACAGGAAATATTTTAATTAATGTTTCATCAATTCCAAAAAATGAAAAAGAAACATTGAAAATCTGGACAACACACAGATTAAATTATAATTATGCATCAAATATTTTATCATTATATAATGATTTTTCATTGAAGAATTATAATGGATTAAATATAATAGATAAATCTTTTTCAGATTTAGTTTATATATACAATAATTCACTATATGTCAAATCTACAAATTCAACAATTGAAAATATTACAAAAATATTTGCAAAAGAAAGAATTCAAGGACCTAAACATTTTGAAATTAATATTAATTCTTTTTCACATGAGAATGATTGTATTCTTTGTGGTGTTGCTGATTATGATGGTAATTATGTATATATTAGATGTACATCAACAACAAATCAATATGAAATAGTTAAATATTTTGATTCTGTTGAAACTGTTATTGATAATATAACAATTGCTAGTTTTGATTTAATAAAATTTATCTATGAAAATGATAATTGGAAAGTTTATTTTGATTCTAATGAAATAGATTTATCATTAAGCGAAGATTATCCAAGTTTATTTTTAAGTGGTAATTTTACTAGTATTCTCTCATATAATTATATAAAATCCTTTAAAATATAAAAACTTTCAAAAAAACTCTTGACATTTATATAAAATATACTATAATTTAATTAGGTTGTTAATTTTTGGAGGAGATTATGAGAATTTCAACAACAAGAATTTTAAAAGGAGTTTGGATATGCTCATTGATTCTTGTTATGATAGTTGTTGTAAGCTTATGAAACTGAATAAGATGATTGAAAAATCAAATGAAGGTATTAAACTTATATCAAGTGGAATACGCTGGGTTGATTGGTTTAATATAATTTATTTAAATCCTTATTTTTGTATTAATTTTCATAATTTTTGTATTCGTATTAAATTGGGCACAGATAAAACAGATGTAAAATATTATAGTTTATTAAAATAAATCTTTCCTTCAACAATATAAAGACTTTCTTTAATTCCAAATTTACTTATTAATTTCTTGAATATTCCAACAATATAAGCAAAATCATCTTTTCTATCAGCTTCTTTTGCAATATCTTTTGCTTTGTCCCATTCTTTTTCAAGTTTTTCAACACTTATATTATGTTTTTTTGATAATGATTTGATATAATTAATTGGCATTTTTTCAAACCTCTCTTATATAAATAAATTTGTATGTGATTATTTATTTTTGTGGAGGTATTTATGAAAAAATGGATTTGTGCAGTGGATTTGAGTATTAATGGAAGTTCTTTAACACTTTATAATAAACATGAAGATAAGTACATTTTCTATTGTTATAATTGTAAAATGCCTAAAAAATCAAAACCATTCATATTAACAAAAGATAATTATAAAATAGTGATAGAAAGAAAGGTAAAAAATAAAGAAGATCTGTTTTTAGATTATATCAAAACAGCAGAACATGTTTTTCATAAAATTCTTGAATTAGCAGAGTCTATAGACATAGATTTTTTGATAGAAGGGTATAGTTTTGGTTCTACAGGAAAACTAGCTGATATTGGCGAATTCACAGGTTTATTTAAAAATCAAATAATAAAAACAAATAATACATATGAAACTGTTCCTCCAACTACATGGAAAAAGAACATTGTTGGAAAGGGAAACTCAAATAAAGAAGCAATTATAAATTTTTGTTGTGAAGAATTTGAAATTATCAAAAATGTTATAAATGAGATGGAAAAAAGAAATTATAGCAAATACACATCAACTAGTCCTATTAATGATCTATGTGATTCATTCTGCATTTTGAAATACTTTCAAAAAAACATTTGACAATTCTTTAAAAATAAGATATAATTTATATGTAAGTTGTTAATTTATTTTAGGAGAATGACATGAATACATTAGATGTTTTAAATGATGCTATGCTATCACTCGTCAAAGGAAGAAAAAAAGCCAAATCAAAAAATCTGAAAAAAAGGGAGTTTAAATTAACTCCAAAAGTCATTAATTCAAAACTTTGTTTGGGATTCTATGAAAATGAGGAATTTGTTGTTGTTTCTCAATTTATGAGTGAATTTGGGAGACAATTCATTCTGATCAACAATTTTGACCGTTGGTGTCAAAAAGGAAAAATTCTAGATATAAAAACAGAAGTTTATCTGAATATGGGAAAGTATCAATTGAGTCCTTTTTTTAGATATAAAGAAGAAGATATTGAGTTTTCAAGACTCAATAATGTTGACTTGATAGATTGACTTTCAAGAACATTTTTTCTTTCTATATAACTTAAATTCTAACTTATATACACTATTATTTGAAGTTGAAATCTTTAAAAGATTGTAAGAGTGGACTTTGAGAAACATCCACCTTATGGCTGTGTTTCTGTAACTGACATTCATGGGAATGTCATAGAGAAAATAAGCGGAAGAAATCCTCTTAATTGGGGCGAAAAGCCTCAAAATTGGAAACTCATCAAATCTTGTGTCAGTTGGGCACAGGAAGCCGAAGAAAAATGGGAAAATCATAATAATTCAGAATTTGTTTGACTTCTGTATGTGAAAGTAGTATAATTAAAGTATAGGGATTGAGAATGATCAATCTCAGTTGTTAATTTAAATAATGCAAATTTTTATAGATTGGTTAATAGGAGAATAACAATGAAGACGACATTTAAAGAAATATTAAGGCATCGCCCCTGTGTTGATGGATGGAACAAATTATGTACTTCCGTCTTTGATTTAGAAATAATCAATGAAGATAAAAAAATACGTTTGTCCGATGAACAGCTTAATACAGAAGTATCAATTTTAGAGATCTTGAATATTAATGGATGTGACAATGCCTTCTGGGCATTGAGAACTCAGAAATACGAAGATTATTGCTTAATCCTCGCAGATATCGCAGAATATGTCCTTTATATTTTTGAGGAGAGATTCCCTGAAGACAACAGACCCAGGGAATCTATTCAAGCAATAAGAGATTATAAAGAAGGAAAAATCACCAAAGAAGAATTGAAGACTGATGCTGATGCTGCTGCTGATGCTGCTGATGCTGCCGCTCTTGCTGCTGATGCTGCTCGTGCTGATGTTGCTTATGCTGCTTATGCTTATGCTTATGCTGCTGCTGATGCTGATGCTGATGCTGATGCTGCTTATGCTTATGCTGCTGATGCTGCTGCTCTTGCTGCTCGTGCTTATGCTGCTTATGCTGCTTATGCTGCTTATGCTGCTGCTGATGCTGCTGCTGATGCTGCTCGTGCTGATGCTGCCGCTCTTGCTGCTGATGCTGCTCGTGCTGATGTTGCTTCTGCTGCTTATG